TCACGGCGCCGCCCCCGAGTCATCGCAACACTTACACGCTTGCCCCAGGTATCCAGCGTCATCGTGCCAATTAGCGACCACTCGATCCCCAGTAGACCAAGCGAACGCGCACGCATTGCGCACGGCGATAATGTCGCTTGAATCTGACCACTCAGCCCCGGTCCAACGAAGCTCGCGACAAGATCCGCTTTCGTCCGGTTCGATCGTCGCAAGCGGAACACAAACGACGGTATGCCGCGGCGGGCGTGTGATCCAACGGTCTGTGCGTGCATCATGCGACACGGGCACCAATTGTAAACGGTCGATCGTCGGCGGTGGTGCGATCCGTTGCGGCGACAGGTTCAGGACGGGCACCGTGACGTGTTCCGCCACCGCGTTGACGACCGGTTCAGCCGCGCCACTTGTCCCCAGCCGATACAGTTTGCACGCGGCCGAATATCCGGGCGTGTCGGCGATCATGCCAGGCACGCCGGCGGCCGGTGGTTGGATCAGCCAGGCGGTCGGTAACGTGTTACCCAAACGCACCACGCACCACTGCGTCCCGGTATCGTTTGGTGATCGCCGATACAAAATATCGGCGGACCCGGTCGGCAGCGATCGCAAGCCGGCAACGGATCCGGGCGATATGTCCGCGAACGTGTGCCAGGTCGCGATCACGTTGACGCGTGCGGCGACAATGCCATCGACGACGACGCGGCCGACTCGGCCGGCGGGTATGGGTTCGATTGCGACGGCGACTTGTCCGACGTGTCGATCGACGTTTGGCGTGATCGCGGAAAACGTCATATCGCGAGCAAACCGCGCCAGCTCGATTTCGCCGACCGTTGGATCCGCGACCGTGTCATCGATCGCGAGCGCACCGCCCAGCAACACGTCCGACCCGCTATTGTTGACGACGCGAACGATTCCCGCGTCGCGGTGTACCGGTGCAACGTTTGGTTTACCTCCGTCCAGGCGGTTGCGTTTGAACGCTTCGGCGGCGTCGAGGATCGCGTTGTACTCCGCGGCCGTCGGTGCGAACGGTTCGCCGGTACGGACGCGACGTGTCACAGGCCGCCCCCGAGTCCAAGCGATATGCCAAGCGTCGAGAGGTTGCCCTCTGGGTAAACTTGTTCGATATACACGGCGGCGGGAACGGTTAGCACCAGGTCCGCGACCACCTTTTCCTCGTGCTTCACCCACAGATAATCCCAGCCGCGTTTCGTGATCCCGTTAATACCGCCGATCGTCAGCCCGGTTTGATTCGGTCGCGCCGCGAACTGGTAGGTCATGTCGACATAGTTCTCGTCATCCTCCGCGCCTTCCGCGCCAAGAAACAAGAGCTCGCCGGCCGCGAAAACTTCCCACGTCGCCGAATTTACTTTCCCCGTGAGCGACAGCACTTGAGCGAGATAAGCCGTCGAAACAAACTTGAACCGCCGGCGTAGGGAAAAATTAAACGCGGGCACCGTCACGTCGACGCCGTTGACCGTGGAACCGTCAACGCCGATAGCGCCTTGGTAGTTCGGCGCGGTGCGTCCGGGTGCGGGATACGAGGCACGGGTGCCGTAGCTCTGATTGAGGTGCAACGTCCCGCCGGTCGTCGCAAACGACAGCGACGCCAATTGGCGAACCTTTCGGTTCACCGTGACCAAACAAAAACCGCCACCAGCTCGATCACCAATAAAATCCGCGGTGACGTCAAAATCCCCCGCGTCCAGCCCGTCGCCGTCGATCTTCGCGACGTAGGCTTCGGCGCAGGCAGTCGGGTCGCCAGATCGGGCGATGAACTTGTTGCCGACCGACGTTGACGACCCGCGTGAAGCGGTTGAACCTTGCGCGGCTTCCGTAAATAAAATACCGCCGGACGTGAATTCGATAGTCATAAACACATCGTCCGCCACGCGTGTCGATCGAAATTACAGTTACAAAAACCGTACGCCCGAACGTCGCGCGACGGCCAATAACTCTCGCGAACTATTCGCGGTCTCGAGGATTGCCCGGCGGGCGTCGTCGGGCATTGCGTCGCCGCTCGATTGCATCGCGTCCAGCGAAGCGGTTTTCGCCATCGATTCGGGCGATCGTGCCGCGATCGTTGCGGCTTGGATTTGTGCCGGTACCGTGCCGGCCGTTGCTGTTATCGCCGGATCGACCGCAAGCGACGCGACCGCGTTGTCCAATTGGTTCTGCATCGCAGACCCACCAAACCCCATACCCAGACCATCAAAGCCGGCGGTGACGTCGGACAGATCGTCCGACAGACCTTCGCCGAATGAATCCATCGAATCAGCCGAATCGGTAGACAGCTCGATTTCGGGAATTTCGATTTCGGGGGTTTCGATTTCGTCGAAGTCGATTTCGGGCATTTCGGGCATTTCGGGAATGTCCGGCCGTGGTGCGGGTGCGGTCGGTGAACCGTCGGCCGCGTTCGCTTTGTCCACCGCGGCCTGGTGTTCGGCTTGAGCGCGTGCGACGTCAGCCTCGGCGCCCGCCATTTGTGCCGCTTCTTCGGCCCGTTTCTTGGCGCGTGCTTCGGCATCTCCCGACGCCATCTTGCCCAGCTCCGACTTCATGCCGGCGGCGTTCGCGTTGACTTCGGCCAGGCGTTTCTTACGTTTGGCTTCGCGGTCGGCGATCGTTTGGTTACGCGTGTTATCCGCACCGGCGTTCGCGGCGTTGGTTTCACCGTCGATCGCTTTCACTTCGGCCTCGACGTCAATGTCCGAATCGATCAGCGACCGCAGTTTGACCCACGCTTTTTTAAGCCAGCCGACGGTGTTGTTCCAAATTGATTTGACGCCCGCGGCAAACACGCTAAACGTATCCAACAGCAGGTCGATTGCGTTGATCCATCCCGAGGCGACCAACGCGGCACCATCGACAAACACGCCCGCAGTCGCGTAGACGATGTCGGAAGCCGTTTGCTTAAGATAGTCCTTGAAGTCCGCCCATAGGTTGCGCAGGAACAAAACGCCGCGCGTCCATTGCAGTTTGAGTAACGACCAAACGACCGCACCGGCGGCCGCAATGTCGCCCGCCGCCAACGCCTTACCGATCGCGCCCCAGGCTTTGATCGCGTCATCCTTAAGCGTCCCGAACGCGGACCCTAACCACTCCAGCGCCTTCGAACCGGCACCCGAAGCCCAAAGCAGATAAGCGCCCAGCGACGCGACCGCGACGACGACCAGGCCAATCGGCGACAGCAGCATCGTTGCCAACGTGACCAATACACCAAACGCAACACCGACGGCCGACAACATCGCGGCCAGTCCGCCCAGAACAGCACCGACGGCAATGATCACACCACCGACAGCCGTTAGGACAATACCCGCGGCACCAATTGCGGCGCCGACCTTAAAAATCGTTTTGAACAGCTCGGCATTTTGTCGCGCCCAGCCGATCGCCGACGCCGCGACGTTTGAGAACAGGTTCGCTAACTCCGTCAGCGTCGGCGCGAGCGCTTTCCCAATGGTCATCGAAATACCGGCGACCGTTTGTTTGAGGTTATCCATCGCGTCGCCGTAGGCCGCGGCCGAAGCCGCGGCTTCGCTATCGATCGAAAGGTTCAGCCGGTCCGCTTCGGCTTGCAACGCCTCGATTCCAGCCGCGCCGCCAGCCATCATCGGCAACAGCGCCGCACCCGCTTTGCCGAAAACTTTCATTGCAAGCGCGGCGCGTTCGGTCGGGTTCGCGACTTTTGAAATTTGTTCCGCGATCAACTTAAACTGTTCGTCGGGCGACTTGCCCGCTAGGTCATCCATCGACAGCCCCAGCGCCGCGAACATGCCGACTTGTTGCTTGGACCCGGTCGACAGACCGTGCAACGCTTTTGCCATCCCACGCATTCCGCCCTCGAGCGTTGCCATATCGGAACCGCTTTGACCGGCCGCATAAGCCAGCGTCGAAACTTCTTTTGCCGCGATCCCAGTACGGGCCGCGAACTTCTCGACCGCGTCCCCCGTTGAGGCGAATTGGCCGGCCATCGCGATCAGTGGCGCAACGATTGCCGCACCGGCGGCGGTCATCGCACCGCCGACCAGTCCGACGCCCTTACCGAACGATTTCAGTTTTGCGGACGCCGCGTTCAGCCCCTTCGTTAGCGAGCCGTCTTTTATAAGCAGTTCGACGTACGCGGCCCCGGCTTTAACTGCGCTCATTGGTCGGCCTCGTTCGCCTTGTATTTGGAACCGGGAATAATGCTTGCCAGGGTGGCAATTGAAACCGTTTCCTGTGTGTCGTCGTCGTCGTCGTCGGTGCGGTCGCGTGTTGGGTCGAAGTCCGCGGGAACCCACGGCGACAACTTGCGTTTTCGATTGCGTTTCAACTCAGCCATCAACGCCATCACCGACGACGTCCGGCCCCACTCCGCTTCTTGCCGTCCCGCGACCATCCAAACCAACTCCCGCAGCGTAAGCGGTGCCGGATTAACTCCGACGATTCCCGCTAACCGGTAGGCGTATTCGATGGGATCCCGATTAATTCCAACGCGGCGTCGAGGTGTTGGTCGACTCGTCGCGTCACCGCTTGGTCGATCGACTTGTCCGCCATCCTCGACATAATCTGATTCGTCGCCGACGTCTCCAGTTCTTGGTAGCGATTCCACGCCGCGCGGATCGCAGGCCGGCGCAGCTTTGGGAAAAAATTTAGCATGGCCTCCAATAACGCGGTCGTCGCTTCGTCGATCACGTCGCCCGCCATCAAACGGCCGAACGCGTCATCGCTTACGCCTTCCGCTCCGGCTTGATCACGGCAAACAACATACAATACATCGACCAGTAAAACCGGGTCCGATTGCAGCCTCGCCAACACTTCGCCGGCCGCGTCGATCAGATCAACGCCTAACGTTTTGCGGGCGTCCTGAATCGTCGCGACCGTGACGTCGACCAACCATTCGCGGCCGGTCCGATCAGAAAACTTTTGCATTGATAAAACCGGTGGGAGATTGAACCTAAAACGCCTACGTCGAGGCGTGTTATGGACCGACTGCGTCCGCGGTCGTCTTGAATGTCACGGTCGCCATGATTGCATTTTCGAGCTCTTGCGTGATCGACAGCGACATGACTTCAAACATATTCGACAACACGCCACCGCCATCGGAAAACGTCAACGCGCCCGGTTCGCCATCTTCAAACGCATCACGCAAGCCAGCAAGATCGGCTTCCGCACCCACCACGATTTCGGCCTCGATTTGGCATTCTTTTAGGGTTCCGATGGTCGCTCGGTATCCGCCGGTGCCACGGGTCGACACGTCGGCCTCGGCTTTCGAAAAATCAATTGTCACGTTCTTGACTGACGCCGCGACAAGCCCCAGGCCGGAAATTGTCGCGTCTTTGCCGAGTTTGATTTTCGCCATCGTGTTTGCTTTTGCGCGTGCGGATTGTTGCGTTCCAAACCGCCAACCCTACGCACCCGCCGACGCACTCTTTACAGCCAGCCACGTTCAAGCCGATACGCTATTCCGCCAGAACTTCGGCATCCGCGGCCGCGTGACCTTGAGCGCCGGCCCCATAAACGGCCGTGCATCGATTCGTACCGGCTTTGCATTTTCTTCACGCCGCGCCGCATTCTCCGCCTCGATCAAACGATCCGCCCGTGCGGCTTGTTTATCCGACCGCAATTTGACGCGAACGTATCCTCGCCGCCGCCAATCCTTGCGACCATCACGCCCGGCCTTGCCCGTCATCTTGTCGGCGCGTTGCGCCTTGTTGGTGATCGCGACCGGGCCGTAGTCGCCGACCGCGTGTTTCTTAACCGCCAACATTCGCCGCGGCTTGATCGTGCCGCCAAACTCGAGATTGTCCCAGATCGTTTGGGCGTATTGGTTCACCGGTCCTATCGTGTATGACTTGCGATCGGTCGCGGCTTCGTACCGGATTACGCGTTTAAGGTGCCCCGTTTGCGTGTTGGGCGATCGACCGGGTAGGCTTGCGGTCTTGCGCCGTTTAATTGAATTGCGTGCGACGCGAAACAAAAACGCGGACGCGTGCCCAAGTGATCTGAAACTACCGGTTTGCGCCGCTTTTTTGACGTTGGCCGTTTTGTCGACAATGCGAACGCGTGCAGCGACCATTGGTTTAGCCGATCAGTTTGAACGTCATCGTCGCGATCGACGTAAACAGCCGCTTATCTTGCAAGCCTTCCTGGTCATAGATAAACCGGCGATCGACCGCGGTGTTTTTGGCCGTATCGTCGCCGAAGTCGACGAACCGAAACAAGGCGACGATTTGGTCGGTTAGCGCCATCAACGCGTCGCATTCTTCAGACGTGATCGCCCGTTTTTGTACCGCGACGTCGATGTCGATTTCGATCACATCGGTGCCCCTCGATTGCATCGCTTCGCGGACCGCGGACGGCACCATTGAAACGCGGGCCGTGGTCATCTCTTTTAGGTCGAAGTCCACAACGTACCGCCTTGCGGCCGTGACTGTTTGCAACAACGCCGCCTCGGTGATCGCGTCGACCATTGCGTTCGCGATCAAAATTGAATTGCCGGCGCTCATTGTTCGACACTCCCCAACCATCGCGTGTGGATCCGGTAGCGTGCGTGATCGCGATCACTGAAACGCCAACAGCCGTCCGGGCCAACCGGTTGAACTTCGTACAATTGCCCGTCATCGTAAATTTGGTGCCCGCGGGAAGGTTCGAACCGTTCACCGTCGATCGACAATTGCACGGCCGGCACAAAGTAGTCCCGCGTGGTCGCCCGCACCGTGACGCCGTCGCTTGTCGTTTCGCGGCCCGTTGCACCAACGACCGCGTTTAGTATTTCGATCGACGCGTCCCCAACGACGTACGTAATTGGCGTGGGCGCGTGTGCGGCCAACTTGTCGCCGACCATTGCGGCCCCGCGGTTGATCATATTTTGAATCGTCACGGCCTAACCTTCGACTGTGTATCCGTCCGCTTCCATCCAGTCACGCTTTGCGGTGTCAACGTGTTTCTTGATCGTCACGCGTTCTAGGTCCGCGTTCAGGGCACGCCGGATTGCGGGCGATACCAACGACGCTGCCGAACTTCGGCGGCGAAAAAGCCAAACCGAAGCACCAACGACGACCATTAGCAAGACAAAAAACAAACCGCACAACAAAACGATTCCAAGCAAAATTTCGACCACGTTGCACCACACTTTCAGAGTAAGGGGAAGACATTAAACCAGCGTTAGTCACGCGTGGTGGATAGCACAATCAGCCCGAGAAACAGCAACAAACCGCCCCCAGCAAAACACAGAACCAACACGCCCAGCACGCCGAAAACCGCGTAGCCGAACTCCGGCGCA